CCTTGTCCGGAATGCTGGCGAACCGGTTGGAACACGTCATGGATTGGGAGATCAACTGCGTCGCTCAGTTGATGCTGCGTGAGATCAAGATGAAATGCCCACCGCTGTTATCCAAGTATCTCGGGAGCCACAGCGACAAGAAAAAGGCCGCTGCATTCGCGGCGTTGGAGAGTTGGCCACCGGATCGGAAGTACTGGTCACCCTTCGACGACTGCGCCACATGCGGCCATGCCGGCAGCAATCACCGAGAATATGATGGTGAGGTCAATGCCGACGTGCCGCCTGGAGAAGCCGTGTGTTCAGTGTGCGAGCACGATGGTGGACCTATCGCTCCGCTTCATCGCTTCGTGCCGAAGGACCGTCTTCCTCGGCAGCATCGTCCGGAGCAGATGCCGTTCTTCGTGCTCCATCCAGATAGTATGGCCGGTGGCCCCGTCGTCTGGATTCCAACCAACGGCCAATTTCCGAAGGAGTTCAAGTGATGGCGAAAGCATGGCCGGCAAAGAAGAAGAATCCGCAAGACGCGACGCTCCGAAATGTGCGAGCAGCCCATGCTCGGATTGACGAGCTCGAACGTAAGATGCTGAAGCTGATTAAGAAAGTTAAGAAGCTAAAGCACTCTTAGGAGGAGGATCATGGCGGTAGTGAAACGAGAACCCGGTGGCACCAAGAAAAAGAAACGCCGGGACGAGGACGAGGACGATACGCCGAAAGAAAAGTTCGTCCTGTCCACTGAGATCACTGAGCCCAGCGACCGGTTAGAGGACTACATCATCCTGCTCACCGGTGAAAAGAAGATCGGTAAGACCACACTGGCTAGTGAGTTCAACAGCGACAAGTCGTACTTCCTCGCAACTGAGGTTGGGTATCGCGGTCTTCGTATTCGCAAGTCCGACATCACGGACTGGCGCACAGCGAAGGCCGCTGCCAGAGCTTTGAAGAAAGCTGGGAAGAAGTACGGACCCATCATCGTGGACACCGTGGACAAGTTGTACGCACTCTGTGAATCGTACATCTGTGAGAAGTTGATGATCAACAATCTCTCAGATGAGGAGTGGGGCAAAGGGTACGCGGCCTGTCGAAAGGAGTTCGATGCCTTCATCACACTCCTCTCTCAGATCGGCGTCGGCTTGATTCTCATCACGCACACCGAAGAACGGGAAGTCAAGCGGCGTGGAGGCGGAACCTACGACCGCATCGTGCCGACCATGTCCAACCAAGCACGAAAGGTGATTGAGCCGTTGGTGGACATCTGGTGCTACTACATGTATGATGAGGAACGACGGGTGTTGGTGATCCAGGGTGATGACCACATCTCAGCTGGACACCGACTCGTGGAACGGTTCCGCACACCGGCCGGTAAGCCGGTGCGTCAGATTGACATGGGCCGCTCTGCCAAGCGTGGCTTCAAGAATCTCCTGGCGGCATTCAACAACCAGTACGAACCGCCACGAGAGGATCGAGAGGAGGAAGACGAACCGAAAAAGAAGTCATTCAAGATCAAGCGGTAACGGTTTCATTACAGGGAGTAGATCGTGGCAAAGAAAAAAATGGATCTCGACAAGCGTTTGGCCAGTGCACTGAAGAAGCATCTCGAAGGCGCGAAGGAAGGTAAGAAGAGCGGTGGGTTCGAAGAGTTCGATGACGGTCGGTATCAGGCGAAGCTGATCAAAGCAGAGATCGGCGAGTCCGGCAACGGTCGGCTTCAACTCGTGCTGTCATGGAAGTTCCTCAAGGGCGAGTACAAGGGTAAGACCAAGTTTGACTACCGTGGTCTCGAGAGCGAAGACAACCTGAAGTACCTGCTGATCGGTCTCGACAAACTGGGTTTTGACACGGACGAAGTCGAATCGGTGTCCGACTTCAAGGGCATCGCGAAGGAGATCAGCAAGGATAAACCCGAAGCGAAGATCGCACTCAAGACTAAGGGTGACTTCCAGAACGTCAACATCGTGGCCGTCAAGGGATCCGATGACGACGAGGATGCCGAAGACGAAGACGACGAGGACGAGGAAGAGGAAGAATCCGACGAGGAGGAAGAGGAGGACGACGAGGAAGAAGAAACGAGCAGCAGCAAGAAGAAGAGTGCGAAGAAAAAGAAGGACGATGACGACGAGGAGGAGGAGGAAGAGGACGACGACGATTCGGACGACGAAGATGAAGAAGAGAAGAAGCCGTCCAAGAAAAAGAAGTCAAAGAAGAAGGACGACGACGATGACGACGACGATGAAGACGAAGACGAAGACGAAGATGAGGACGAAGACGAGGATGAGAAAGATAGCGCATCCGAGGATGTCGAACTCTCTGTCGGCTCCGACGTCACGTACAAGTTCAAGGGTAAGAAGCTGAAGGGCACCGTGCTCGACATCTTCCCGAAGAGCAACGAAGTCCGCGTGCAGACTGGCGACAAGAAGCGGAAGGTCTCCTTCGACGACATCGTGGAAGTCGAAGTGCCCGAAGAACCAAAAAAGAAAAAGAAGAAGAAGGTCAAGAAGTAGTTCACCCGAAACCGGCCGACACCATTTTAGGTGCCGGTCGGTTTTCTCTCTATGAGGTCCTCATGCGTCCCTACGAGCAGATTGCACTCAAGACCTTGGATGTCTCCAAACGTGCCAAGGAACTTGACCGCGTGTATCCGTTTCTCCTCGAACAGAGTGATAAAAGTTTGTGGGTCATGGATCATGTCCATGCGGTGCACGTCTACTTGCATCCGCGCTATCTTCGTCAACCAATCGGATCCGCTTTTGAAGTTCGACTGGCCTTCAATTACGACATCGTCCCCACCAAGGAACTCGAACTCATTCAGTTGTGTTCCGGCGCCAGCGTGCAGCTGATCCAAGGAGATCCCGCAGAAGGCTTGTCACATCTCGGCTACCATATCCCGGACAGTGAAAGCTTGGTGAACGAACTCACGTGGTGGAATTCTCTGGACCACATGATCGCACAGGTGTCGTTGACCACGGACCATCTCAATTCCTCGCGGCGGTATCTCTACGCCTTCGTGGACACGTTGGCGAAGATCGGCACCTACACCAAGGTCATTCAACGATTGACGGCTCGCAAAACCGTCGATCAGATGGTCGAGGAGTTCTCGCATGTCAACCACGGTAGACGCTAAGCACTTGCGTCAACGAGCCTTCAGCCAATTGAGAGAACGGCTATTACGATTGGCCGGGTACGCCACACCCGGTCCGTCGTATCCGTTCGATCACAACACCGAAATCCATCAGGAGTTCAAACGCATCGTCTGTGCGCTGGAAGAGATCGCCGCACGGAAGGTAGATGGCTACGGTCCGTTCCGATATGACGAAATGGAAAAGGACTGGCGATGGGAAATTCAATCACTCTACCAGGACATCGAACGGAAGTTCGGCCGACTCAAGACCATGGTGCGGCCATCACCAGTTCCACAAACCGACGCGGACCAAGTCCTCGAGATCCTCGCGGACCTGGCCGTATATAGCGCACGCGGTATTCAAATCATCCTTCGCCTGGAAGCGATGCAAGGAGAGAAACCATCATGAACATAGTAGTAACCGGAGCGAGTGCAGGTTTGGGCAAAGCCTTGTGCTCGTCGTTCCGCAGACGTGGACATACCGTGATCGGTACGTCGCATGACGGCGTGCAGGTATCGAAGGATCCCGAGCTCGTGTTCTACGAAGCTGGACAGAACGCGTCACCCATTCAAACCTGCGTGTCCGAGATCATGTGCATGTTCGATACCGTGGATGTGTTGGTCAACAACGCGGGCACCAATGCGATCTGTCCGTTCGAGGAGTTGACACCGGGATTCGTTCAGCATATCATGGACGTCAATTTCATGACGGCGGTGTTCATGACCCAGTGCTTTCTCGAACACTTCAATCGGCCGGCCGTGGTGGTCAATATCATCTCCGATGCGGCATGGAGACCAATGCGGCACTCCCTCGCGTACAACTGTAGTAAAGCCGCGTTGGACATGGCGACCAAGCAGATGGCGCGCGAGCTCACCAAGCCGCGTCAGTTGAGCATCATCGGCGTGCGTCCGGGTAAGATGGCACACACGGCGATGTCCACCTACATCGATCAGCGCGTACAAGAGATCCGAGGCTGGACCGCAGAAGAAGCGATGAACTATTTCCGGTCATGCAGCGTAACCGGAATGGAACTCGAACCGCCGGCAGTCGCCGAATTCATTGCATCCCTGGCGACCAGTGAGATGGCGATGAACATGTCGGGTGCCTGCCTCGACTTGGTCGGGTAGCCGTGCTCAAACTTATAAACAAAACGCTCATCTTCGATACGGAGACCACCGGCTTATGGCCGTGGCCGTCGGCCTTCCGACAGAAGGTCGGTATCTATCCGGACCGACCGTTCATGTTCGTGTTCACCAACCTGGACGGTGAAACGGTGACGGTGCGAGCACCGAAAATAAATCCCTACACGAGACAGGTGAAGTACAAAGGCATCGAAGCCGAACTTCGGTGGTTCAAGAAGATTGTCAGTGACCCAAACATGCGTGTAGTATGTCACTCTGCACGGTTCGATCGGGCGATGACGATTCAATCTGACATTCAGGCGGACTGGCGCTGTAAGATTCATGACACCAGAATCATGGCGCGGGTCGCCAATCCCACTAACGAGCCGACCTACTCCTTGAAGCCGTTGGCGAAGAAGTATCTCGGCATCAGTGACGCTGATCAGAAAAAACTTCAACATGGACTGGCTAGTGCCAGACGTATCGCCAAGAGTAAAGAGTGGGCGATCGCAACAAAGGAGACGCACGGTAAAAAACCTGCAGAGGCGGACTACTGGTTGCCAGAGCTTCGGAATCTGGTGAACATCTACGGCGGCACTGACGGGGTGCGAACGGCCGGCATGTATCGATACTACCGAAAGATTTTCGACCACAACAAGAAATTCGGTGGACGACTCTGGGAAGTGTATCGGTGGGAACTCCGTACCATGCGTACGGCCATGGACATGGAACGGGTCGGGATGTCGTACCTGTCCGATGCCGGTTTAGCGTTGAAAGAGTTCTACACCGACTACATGAAGCAACATCGTCGTACCATCAATAAGATGGGTTACCGCGATCTCAATCTGCAATCACCGAAGCAAATGGTAGAGTTGTTCATCAACGATCTCGGCTATGAGGCGGAACATGAAACCAAAGGTGGTAAGTACGAACGACCGCAACCGAAGATCGACGCCGAACAACTCATGGTCTGGGCTAGAGGGTCCGCGGCCGGTGCCGACGTTGACGGAGATGCGAAGGACGGTTGCAAACTTTCGAGAGCAGTTCTTGAATGGAAAGCCGGAAAGAAAGTCATTGAGTATATCGATAGCTACGAATTCTTCAAATGCCTTCGCGCTAACGGTTCGGCACTGTTACATCCGGCATGGGACTCGGCTGGAGCGAAGACCGGACGGTTCAGTTGTCATGATCCGAACACTCAACAAATTGCATCTGCAGAGACTTCTCGCCGTCATAGCCACATTCGTGCTCGACAGCGCGAATGCTACGGTCCGCGACCAGGCTACGTATGGTACATGCCAGACTATTCTCAGATTGAAGTCTGGGTCTTCGCGTTCGAAGCCAATGAAGAGTCGATGAAACAAGCGCTGCTCTCGGGCAGCGACTTCCATCTCTCGACCGCGCGAGCAGCCTGGCATGATCGGAACGACTTCTGTACCTGCGGCCGATGGAAGGAAGTCGAGCAAGAGATGCGGCGCAACAAGAAGTTCGTGTTGATATGGGATGTCGAGAAGACCTTACACAAGAAAGGCTGCCTCATCAAGTGGTGGCGGCAACGCGCCAAGATGATCCTGTTCTCGAGATTGTATGGCGGTGGTGTGGGTAAGATCGCGTTCCTCATTCGCTGCACGCTGAAAGAAGCAAAGCGGTTCATTGCCGAGTTCAACGAGAACCTACCGGGTGTGAAGGAGTACATGAACGAGACCGTGGGCCGCGTGCGAGACACCGGCGTATTGGTCAATCTGTTTGGTCGTGAGTATCCGATTGATAAGTCCTTCGCCTACAAGGCCGTGAACTATCAGATTCAAGGTAGCAGTGCGGAGATCATGAAACGGGCGATCGTGCGCACCAATGAACACCTCGTCACAAACTATCCGGGCATCTGGACGCGTGATGACGCCGGAATCGAGAACTACGAAGGGTCGCACGTGGTCGGTACCGTGCACGATGAAGAGATCCTAGAGATCCATCGAGATGACCACAGCAAGCGATTGATGCGTGAACTGATCCAGATCATGCAAATGGATTCGCATGTGGTGCCCAACCTACCGGTACCGTTACCGGTCGGCATGAAATGGACGCAGACCAACTGGTCTGAAGCCAAAGAAATTTCTTTGTGAGGATACGCTTTGCCTACATCGACCTCAACCAAGCTACGGCCGTTCGAAACTCATGGTGTGGAGTTCACAGGAGAGCGTGGAGACGAGCGATACGGTACCTGCCCATTTACCGGCAAGCCAGAAAAGTTTTACGTTAACGTCAAGACCGGATTGTGGGATAGTAAAACCGCTGGACTGTCCGGCAACATCTCACAATTCCTTCGTCAGATTTCGAAACAATACGTCTCACAGATGACCGACGTTCTGCTCAAACGACTGGCCGATGATCGTGGTCTGCCAATGAAGGCATTCAAGGATTGGAATATCGGCTGGGACGGCCGCAACTACACCATCCCGATTTGTAATTTGGATGGTAACACCGTTGACATTCGCATGTATCACTTGGGTGGGCGTATCATTTCTACCGCTGGGTGCAATGTCGGTCTATTGGGTGCGGAGCATCTCACTCGAAAATCTGAGCCCATCTACTTGTTCGAAGGCGAATGGGATACCATTGCTGCACGCTACATCATGAGCAAGATCGGCGTGCGTGGTGTCTGTGTGGGCGTACCCGGTGCCGGCATCTTTAAACCGGAATGGTTGCCGTGGTTCCAGGGACGCACGGTTCATACGCACTATGACAAGGACAGTGCGGGTGAACTCGGCGAACAACTCGCGGATAAACGACTGGCTGGCGTGGTACGAACCATCACCTACACGCATTGGCCGGATGACCTCCCAGAAGGCTTCGACATTCGGGATTGGATTCTGTACGGTCTGAACAAGGGCACCCCGAAGAAATCCTGGGCACGGCTCTCACTGCTATACGAACCGAAGCCTCGCGTCCGTGAGCTCGCTCCTGCGAAACCGGAATCGTTCGTCATCCGACGCACGGTGAGGGGAAAACAGAAGCTGATGTGGAAGCGACCACCGACATTGAAAGACGTACATGATGTCTTTAAGAAGTGGTTGTTCCTCGACAGCACCGACGGCATCGATGTCTTGCTGGCGACGTTGATCTCTCAACGGTTGGAAGGTCCCCCGGTGTGGTTGTTCCTCGTGGGTCCACCGGGATCGGCGAAGACGGAGCTCATCTCCTCTCTGTCCGACTTGAACGAGGACATCTACGCCACTAGTACTGTGACGCCGCATGCGTTGATCTCTGGAGCAAACTTCCAAGGCATGAAGGAAGACCCGTCGTTGATCCCAAAGCTTGACGGCAAGGTGCTGGTCATCAAGGATTTCACCGCCGTGATGGGGGCGAAGGACCAGGAGAAGGAAGAGATCTTTAGCATCCTACGTGATGCGTATGACGGGCAGTGCGGGAAGATCTTCGGGAACGGTGTGGTGCGGGCGTATCATTCGCGGTTCACCGTCATCGCCGCTGTGACGCCCATG